CATGACCATCAGCTCTACGACGCGCATTGCAGGGCCGTTTGTCGGCAACGGAACGGCGACCGTGTTCCCGTTCACGTTCAAGGTGTTCGCCGCCGCCGACCTCGACGTCGTGCGCCTCAATGTTTCAACGGGCGTTGAAACGACGCTCGTCTTGAACTCGGACTACAGCGTCACCCTGAACGGGGACCAGAACTCGAACCCGGGCGGCAGCGTCACGCTGCTTGCCGGCGCGCTCGCGTCCGGCCTGACGCTGACGATCACGTCGGACATCGCGAACCTCCAGCCCACGGACCTGACGAACCAGGGCGGGTTCTACCCCGAGGTCATCACGGACGCGCTGGACCGGGCGACCATCCAGATTCAACAGATGTCCGAGGACGTCGGCCGCAGCCTAAAGGCGCCGCTGTCGGACGGGACTCCGAACATGGAGTTGCCCAACACAACGAACCGCGCCAGCAAGTACCTGGTGTTCGATGCCAACGGACTTCCTACCGTTTCTGTTGGAAGCGGAACTGATACGGCGCTGCGGACAGACCTTGCGAATACCTCTGTCGCCCTTGCCGGCGCAAGCCTCGTCGGGTTCCGGGCGGATGATGCATCGTCCACGGCTCGCACGGTGCTGAACAAGCTCCGCGATGTCGTGAGCGTGAAGGACTTTGGCGCGGTGGGCGACGGTGTGGCCGATGACACGGCGGCGATTCAGGCGGCGATTGATTCACTCGCGTCTGGCGGCACGCTGTGGTTCCCGGTCGGAACCTACATGATTGCCCGTACGGCCGGAACCGACGAGAACTTCGGATTGAAGATCACGGCGAGCAACGTGTGCCTGCTCGGCGCGAACGGCGCAAAGCTCCAGCGGCTTGACAGCATCACGACCAACGCCAACGCATATCCGATCCTGTTCATCGGAACACCGAATAGCAACGCGGCTGCGGCTACGGAAAACTGCGTCATCGACGGGCTGTGGTTTGTCGGAAGCGACGTTCGCCACGCAAGTGCGGGCGACGTCCCGTACGACCAGCGCAATGCCATCACGGTGAAGAACACCCTGGACTGCACGATCAAGAACTGCCGATTCACGGCGATTGACAGCACGGCCATTTACTGCACGGAGCCTGCCGCATACAGCCTGAAGAGCAGTTCGTACTTCAACACCACAAAGAGTTATCGTGCGAGCGTCACCGGGTGCGAGTTCATCGCAACGACGCACTCAACGGCTGGGCGCGCCTTTATCCATGCCGTTGTGCTTTCCGGCGTTGATCGTGCCATCGTCGCCGGAAATCAGTTCACGTGGTGCGACAACGGGGTGTACGGGTTCACCACGTATGCGCTGGCGACACAAGTCGAGACTGACACCTACACGCTGTCTGGCACCGCGTACAACCGTTGCGGTAAGGGGTGGGTCATCTCCGACAACACGTTCCTGAACAGCAGCGAGCACGCCGTCTACAACACCGGGTTCGAGACGTCCATCAGCGGGAACATCGTTCTGACGGATGCGCCGACGATCTGCACATCAAGCGCGGTCAAGTGCCGAGCCAGGTATGCAATCATCGACGGGAACGTCGTGAACAACTACGCCGAAGCCATTGAGGTTGCCGAGCCATCCGCGTTCGTAACCGTTAGCAACAACACGGTGAGCGCGTATCCATCGACCACTACGGGGGCGGCAATCAATGTCAATGCGGATGGCTTGTCTACGTTCCTGAATCCGGCGACGAGGCCGTGGTACGCGGCATACGACCCGATGGCGAGCATCGCCATCAACGGGAACACGGTCAACATGTCGCCTGGAACTACGGGGACCAACGACAGGGCGATCAGGCTCGTGACATCGAGCACTGACGCAAACTACCCGAACGGACAGGTACAGAACCTGTCGATCAACGGGAACACGATCAGCAACCACAAGGTCGGCATCTGGATCAAGAACGCGCTGTTCAGGAACATGAACATCGTCGGCAACGCCTTTCAAGCGAAGTCGTTCACGGTGTCTGGGTTCAGCGCAGGAACCACGCTTGACACGGTTGCGACGTTGCAACTGTCTACTAGCACGGGCGGTGGCGAAATCAGTTTCAACGGCAACAGCGTGTGGGGAACGCAGAACGTGTTTGATTCCGACACCGCCGCCAATACGCCGCCGCGACAGGTGGAAGGCAACGTGTTCAATTACGTTCGCGACAAAGTGTTCACGACGAACTTCAACACGCCCGGGTTCGGGCAGATGGTGACGAACAACAACGGTGTGTTCGTCTTGGACCGAACGAGCTGGGCTGGTGGAGTGGCGATCAACAACCAACTCAGCGACGGAACGGGGATGACGAATCGCAAGTACACAATTTCGTACACGGGATCACAGGTCGTGTTCACAACCGACGATGTGGGCACCACCATCGTGCTTGGATAACACCATGACCTCCCCCCACCACGACGAACTGTTCCTCGCCATCGGCCGCCTCGAGGGCAAGGTCGATTCGATCCTCGCCCAGCAGTCGCGCCAGACGGACGAGATCAAGGCGCACGACGCCCGCATCCGCTCGCTCGAGCACTCACGCGGCTACGTGCTCGGCTGGAGCGCCGCCATCGGGGCCGGCATGAGCCTGGTCGCCAACTACCTCATCAAGCACTTCGCGTAAGGAAACCCATGCCTACTGACATCGTCATCGCCACCGACAAGCCGGAGTACCGCACCACTGGTCTTGTGACAATTGTGAGTGCAGCTGCGTATGACGCCGCCAAGCCCACGGCGGTGATTCCGTCCACGACGGGACAGACATTCCTGATCCCGTCGAACCTCGGCGACAAGCCGAGCCTGCTGCGCCTGGTGCCGTTCTGCGGTTCATCGTCTGCCGCCACGAGCGGAAACTTCACGGCTGCCGGCGTGCGGGTGGTTGGCTGGACCACATACAACCAGACGGACGGAACGCCGATCTATGTTCCGACCGTTCTTGCGGATCTGACCGTGACACTCGGATCGTCCGTTCCGACGCTGACGATCAACACCGTGGCGCACTATTTCTTCAACACGGTGTCGGCGGGAGGTAGTGTTCCTACGGTGAACATCTATTCGCCTGGCACGGTTTCGGCGGCCAATGACAACGCATGCTCTGCCGTGATCGACACGATTGGGCAGCAATACATCACGTTGCAGGTCAAGGGTACGAACGCAAACAGCCCGAAGATGGGCTGCTTCTACGCATTCCTCTGATCGGAGGCCGCGATGCGGTACGACCTAGGCAGGTTCAGGCGCCCGATGCGCCGTTCGACCGAGGGCCAGCTGATGAGCCTCATCAGCCTGGGCGACGGCTCCACGCTCTCGCTTGACTTCACCACGGGCGTCCTTGACCCGCGCCTGACGTTCACGCGGACGAGCGGCGGCACCTACACCGGGAACGACGGTTACATCTACGGCATGGACTTCGCCACCAGCAGTTCGCTGGCAATTGGCACAGGCTCCAAGACGGTGACGCTGACGGCGACGGCAGGCGTTGACCGCCGCTACCTCGTCGGGCAGACGGTGTATTTCAGCAACGGCGCGAACAACATGAGCGGCCCGGTGACCGCATACAGCGCGTCCACGCAGAGCATCACGATCAACGCGACGGCATCAAGCGGCAGCGGGTCATTCACTTCGTGGGCCGTTGGCAACGCCTCTGCCCGCTTCGACCACGACCCGACCACGCTCGCGGCGCGAGGGCTGCTGATTGAGGGAAGTGCGACGAATCTCGCGCTGCGTTCCAACGACTTCAACACGACCGTAACAGACGGAACGCAATGGGTTACCGGCTACACACGCGGCAATGTTTCCACCACTCTTCCAGACGGCACAACCGGAAACGCGTGCCAAATATCTGGAACTGGTTCAAACTCGTTTCGATCCGCGGCGATCACCGTAACGGCAAGCACGGCGTACACATGGTCGTTCTGGGCGCGCAACAACGGTGGATCGCAGGCGCGATATCGCGTGTGGAATGTGACGGGTGGTTCGTCAATCGTTGACTACACGCTATCTGGCAGCAATTACGTTTCGCAGATCGGTGGCGCAAACAACACCTCTAGCACTTGGGTGCGCGTATCCGTGTCCTTCACCACTCCGGTTGGTTGCACATCCATTTACGTGTACCCGGCAAGCAGCGACAGCGGTACGGTTGATCTGCTGGTATGGGGCGCACAAGTGGAGGCAGGTTCCGGCGCGTCCTCCTACATCCCCACGGGCGCAAGTCAGGTGACGCGGAATGCGGACAAGATGTCGATGACCGACATCACCACCATGCAATGGAATCAGACCGCCGGGACGTTCTTCCTGCACATGGATGTTGCGGCAGAAACCAACACCAGCAGTTTCCCTGCCATGATGGGGATGTACACCGCGACTCCGGTTCGCGTGGTCCGAATCCTGTTGAACAACTCGTCGGGAACGAATCCGCGCATTGGTCTGGATTCGTGGACTACCGCTCCAGCGCAGATACTAGCAAGCCTGCTTACCAGATCGACAGCACCGACAGCGTTCAAGTATGCAGCAGCGTTGTCAAACACCGGGCAGGCTTTGAGTCATGTAGTCAACAACGGAAGTGTCACGACGGCTACAGGAACCGGAACCCTGCAAACGCCGACCCGATTGCTGTGGCATCAAGACCCATCGGCGGGCGACACCGAGTACTTCCCGGTTCACCTTCGGACCGTCAAGTATTGGCCGACGAATCTTCCTGACGCAACTCTCAAGGCCATCACCACCTGACATGGACTACCTCCTCCGCACCAACACCGAGTCGCAGATGGATGACGCGCTCGAAGCCGCAGGCATCCTCCGCGAAACCGACATCGGAGGCGGCACGGGCGAGATGGCCCTGCTGCCCGTCTCTGGCGCGTACCTCGACCGCATCGGGCCGATCCCGCCGCAGGTTGACCCGGACGGCATCATCATCAAGCCGGGTCACCCCGAGTACCACGCGAACCTGCGGGTGACCATCGAACTCACCGACGAGCAGGTCGAAGCCCTGCCGACGTTCGATCCGCTGCCGAGCATCCCCTACCGCGTGTTCGCATGAGGGCGCTGCTGCTCGTCCTCCTGCTCGCCGGGTGCAACCCGGTGCAGCGCATCTCGAACCACGCCAACGCCATCCGCACGGAGGCGCAGGCGCTCGGGGAACACGGGCAGGCGACGGGCGACCCCGTGGTCGTGGCGGGCGCACAGCGCATTGACGGCCTTGCGGCGGGCATCCACGACGAGCTGCCCAACGTGACGAACAAGGTGCCGGCGTGGCTGTCCACGCTGCAATGGTGGGGCATCGCCGTGGCCGTCGTGGCCGTGGCGTTCGTACTGTGGAATTCGGGAATTCTGCAAACTATCCGCATCGCGGTCGGCTGGTTGCCTAGGCGCAAGGTGGCCCAGGCCGAGCTCGCACTTGATACCCTCGATGACTCGCGGCCGGAGAACGACCGCGAACTCGTGGCGGCGCTCCGGGCGGACCCGGAGTTTGATGCCGCGTTCCGCAAAGCGCAGACGCGCAGAAAGACACGCACATGATCCTCGCAGACGCACTCGGCACCGTGTGGTTCACCGCTCTCGTCGCCCTCGTCGGCCTCGCAGCCGGGTGGTACCTGAAGGGCAAGCATGGGCACCGCTTCAAGCTCTGACCAGCCCAAGGGCGTTCGCGCCCACGGCACTGCGGGCGGGCGTGGCCTTCGGGCTGCGCCCGCTTTGCCAAAGGAAACCCCCTCGCCGGGTAACCGCATCCTGCGGAATCCGACGAGGGGGGAGAGGATGGACTTGCGGTTCAGCGGATTCGCAGGCTTGTGCCGCGAGGCAGGAGCTCGCAGCCGGCGATGGTAGCGCCGTTCTCGAGCGCCTGACGGATCGCGTCCTTGTTGGCCGCCACGGTCACCGTGGTCAGTTCCTTCGGCAGGCTGGTGGCATCGCACGTGACCGACAGCGGCTGCTTCCCGCCGTTGCCTGCGACCGACAGCCGGAACCGCGCCGTGTCGATCTTGGTGCGCCCGGTCGCCTCCATCGCCTCCTTCAGGCGCGCCTTGAGGCGGTCGGCGAGCGCCTCGTCGGTCGCCGCCAGGTCGCGCATGCGCTGGGCCTCGACGCGGCGGGCGTCGGCCCGGGCGGCGAGGTGCTGGATGAGGGCGGCGTAGTCATCGGCCTTCTCGTCGAGGGCCGCGTCCAAGCCGGCCAGGTGCGCCTCGAGCGCCTGCTGCGCCTCGGCGTCACCACCGTCGAGGATGGCGTCCACGATGTCGTTGATCTCGTTCTGAATTGCGTACAGGCTCATGGTGTGTTCCTCCGGGTAGGGTTAGAAGGGGAGATCGCTGCCGTCCGTGACGGGCGCGGGTTCGGGGGCGGGCGGCTGCTCCGAGCGCAGCACGCGCATGATGGTGAGCGCCTTGCCGACGCGGGCGACGTCCATCGTGAGGTGGCCGTTGAGCGACTCGTCGGCGAGGTCGGCGTACTCCTTGACGGTGGTGGCGATCCAGACGGCACCGTGCTCGCCCGTCGCCTCGATGGCGATGGCACGGCCCGGGCGGCGGAACACGCGGTGGATGCGGAACGTGCCCTCGTACTCGTCGGGGTAGGCGTCGGTCGGCCCCGCGACCGGGACGTCGTTCGGGCTGGGCTTGGCGGGCGCAGGCGCCTCCTGTGCCTTCCGCGGCTTGCGGGCGGGCTTCGGGGCGTCCGCGACGGCCGGCGCGTCCTGGGGCAACGTAGCGGCCTCCACGGGGGCCGGCAGGGCCGGGGCCGCGACGGGGGCTGCGGCGGGCGGGTTGTCCTGCTGCCCCATCTCCTCGGCGGTATAGAGCCCGCTCAACTCGGCCGGGAACGCCTTCCTCAACGCCAACGCCTCGGCGCACTTGGCGATCATCACGGACGGCATCTTGGGCCACATGCCCGAGAGGCTGCCGTCCTTCTTGCGCTGCGCGTACTCGCGGAACAGGGCGACGGCGGTGACCGCCTCCACGAACCCCTTGCGGTACACCCCGACGCGGGCGGCGGCGGGCGGCTCGTCGTGCAGCCATACGTCGGTCCACTGCCCGTCCGTGCCGCAGAACGCCACCGAGGTCTGACCAGCGTACTCGCCACTTCGCTGGGCAACCAGGCGGAACCCGTCGATGCTGACCTGCGTCTGCATCACCTCGCGGCCAGCGCGGCTGTCCCACCGCTTGACGGCGTAGATCTGGCGGGCGAACGGGTCAAGGCCCGTGCGGTCGCACACGCTGAAGAACAGCTCCATCTCGTCGCGGCTTGCGCCCGCGCACAGGGTGCGAGCGAGCAGGTCGCGCTTCTCATCGTCCAATCGTGCCAATGCAGTCATCGTGATCTCCTCTCGTGAATGCCGCAGCAGGCAACGCGCCCGCCGCTGACGTGGTCAGTATACGCCCCGGTATGGCGTTGTCAAGCCCAGACTTTGACGCGGGTTTCGGCCGTGTCCCCCCACTCCTTGCAGGCCGACAGGATCGCCACCTGCGAGTCATCGGCGTACACCACCCCGGTCATAGCGTCCAAAGCAGCTCTGGCAAGCTTGTCCAAATCGGGGCGTCCGGGCGCACGCGGCGCGCTCGAGCGCAGGGCGCCCGTGCTGGTGTAGTGCGACTTCGGGCGCGGGAACAGGAACAGCAGTTCGACCGCCACGACCCCCGTGGCCGGCGGCTCGGTCCACGCCTGACGCGCCGCCAGCGCGAACACGGCCCGGTACGGCCTCACCCGGGCGGATGACTCGAGCAACACCGTGCGCCCGTTCCGCAGGCGCACCGCCCGCTTGCTTCCTTGGGGGGCGGCGAGTCCTGGCACCGTGAACTCAATCATCCCGCCTCCTGTGGTTCGTCTCGCGCAGCACGTAGTCGTTGATACGCCGTAACACCTTTGCCAGCTCCGACCGCAGGTACACGACCTCCTGCATGAGCTCAAGGGTGAGCGGGTCATCGGTCCCGCTCGCCCGCACGCGGTCTACGACGTCCTCGTCCGTTTCCCCTCTCCCCGGTTTCATCAGCCGCTCCCCTCGTACAGGATCTTGGCGATGTGCGTCGGCAGGCACCGCTGGCATAGGGCGAGCTCGCCGCGCAGGCGCATGATCTCGGCGCGTGCCTCGGCGCGTTCGGCGTTGGCCATCTCGCCCATGCCGGCCCACGTCACGGCGAGTCGGTCGCAGATGTCAGCGCCCGGGGGCGGGAACGCCCCGCCCCCAGGCTCTCCATAACACGAAGGTGCGGTGTGCTCGTCGCCGTAGTCACGCACGGATGGCCTCCCTCCGTGCGTCCGCGGCTTCGCGCATGAGTTCCTCCATTGCGTCGGCCACGCGCCAGTAGAACGCGGCCTCGGCGCGGCACGTTTCGGCGAACTCGGCGTGCTTGGCAGGCTGCTTCTCGGCGGCGGCGAGCTTGTCGTTGGCGCGCTGACGCACCATCGCGAGAACGTAGTCGGGGGTTGGCATCACGCCTCCTCCGTGGGCTTGTCTAATCGGGCCATGCGCGTTGCTAGTCGCCGGCGCTGGTCATCGCTCATGGCAAGGATCGTTGCCACGACCATGTCGATCATGGCATCGCCGCCCTTGGCTGCCGCGTCGTGCGTCGGCCCGAACATCATCTGCATGCGGTCTGTCGGGAGCGGGGGTTCGTCGCTGGTCATGGCTTGGTTTCTGTCCCGAAGCAGTCCCAGCCACGGATGTCCTCGGCCAGTTTCCGGGCCAACACTTCAACGGGTGCGCGGTTGCCCGTCTGTGCCAGAATCGACCGGATGCACACTTCGCGCCGCGCCTCATCGCGCTTGTGCAAGGCCGCCAACAGCGCAGTCTCAAGTCGCACGATCTCATCCGCGGCCTCGTCCATCAGGCATGGGGCAAGGCAGTCGCGGTTCGTCCGCAGGCGGTTCACGATGTCGCTCATGGGTCCTCCTTGTGTCGTTCAATCTTCACCACCTTCGGTGCGATGATGACGATATGGCATTTCCCGAGTTGCTTTGGCGTCGGCGCGACTACGCACACCGTGCCGTCAGGGTGGACGAGCGACACGCTCTGGCCGTGCCGAAGCGTCATGGCGACTTGGCCTGTATCAGCTTGCATTTCGATCCTCCCACGCCTGGATGCGCTCCCCGATCCACTCCATGCAGTTCACGGCCATCGAGTTCCCGAGCGCCCGGTAGCGTGGCCCGTCCGGGCACTCGTCGGCGCCCTTCTTGCGCCACGGTATGAGCGTCCAGTCATCGGGGAAACCCTGGAGTCTCTCGCACTCACGCGGCGTCAGGCGGCGCACGGTCATTGCTTGCGCCACCGCCGGAGTCTGGCACCTCTGAAGCTGCGCGGTGTCCTTGGATCAAGCCCTCGGGAGTCGCCGCCGGATTGCCAATCAAACGCCATCACCGTCGGCCCGCTCGCGTTGACGCTTGATCCCGGCGTCCCCATCGTCGCCGCGACGTCGCCCGTGATCGCGCCGTTGTAGCAGTCGGTGCCGACCACGGCCATTGACGTGTTCCGTGCGCTGGCGTTGCCCGTCGTGCCGACCGTGAACCCGACCGGGCTGGTGAAGCATTCACCTACTTGGTTCTGATGGAACGCCACCGCATGCACATCGTTCCCACTCGGCTTGCACAGCGTCGGGCTTACGCTCCCGTCACCGACGTTCGCGTTGCCCTTGCAGGCTTGCATATCGATGGTGCCGACAACCGCCGCGTGCGCCGCGTTGTCCCTCGCAAGCGTGTGGCACGGGTCGCCGGGTGCGCGGTTCTGCCGATTGACCGGGGCGGTGATCTGGAAGAGGTCGTAGGGGACGGGCTGCGGGATGTACGCCCCGTGACCATCCAGTTCCGTGTGCGAACGCAGGCCGCGGTTGCCGAGGGTTGAGGCGACGGGCTGCGGAACCAGCCGCCCGGTGTACGCATCTTGCCCGCTGTACGCGCCCGCTTGCGTGTCCGCGCACAACGCACCTACGGTGTCGTGGATGCCTGCTCGAGCGCCTGCTTCAGCATCGGGGGCAACGCCTTGCCCCGGCGCTCGGCGCGGCGCAGAATCCCGGCACACGCTTTCGCGCTCAAAGAGAACCGCGGCGGCAGCGGCCCCGTCTCCAAGACATCCAACAACGAACACACGTCGCCGGCGCTGCGGGACGGCGCGTGGATGCCGTTGTGTTCGCACCCATTGAGCGTCCAGCACCCGGTAGGCCCACCCATACCCCAGTTCCCCCAACGCCCCGAGGAAGGAACCAAAGTCCCGTCCTCTTCCGCTTGACAGGACACCGGGCACGTTTTCCCAGACAACCCATCGAGGCCGAAGACGTTGAGCGATCTCAAGGTAGGTAAGCATGAGTCCTCCTCGCGGGTCGTGCAGTCCCTTGCGGAGTCCTGCGACGGAGAAGGACTGGCAAGGGGTTCCGCCCACGAGAAGGTCAACTGATCCGGGTTCGAGGGGCCATTCGGCATGGCGGGTCATGTCTCCGTAGTTCGGGACGTTGGGGAAGCGGTGCTTCAGCACCGCCGCCGGGAAGGGTTCGATCTCGCTGAAACCGACAGGCTCCCAGCCGAGGTGATGCCACGCAACGCTCGCGGCTTCAATGCCGCTGCATACGCTCAAGTACCTCACGCTCGCCTCGCTTCCACGCCGGCGGCGCGCAGCATCTTGGCGATCTCGCCAGACTCGAGCGCCTTGAGGATCTCCTGCATCGGGAAGTCGGCGGGCACCTTGGACGGGTGATCCAACGCCACGCCGTCAAGCACGATGCGGAAGGGGTGCCAGAAGCGCACCTCCCACGCCTCGCGCACGACGCTGCCGTGCTGGTGGAACCGCTCGACGCCCTCGCGCTCCCACCGCACGTCCAGGATCGCCTCAACGTGGTGGGCTGCGAGGTACTCGAGCACGGCGGCGTCGGGGCCGAACAGCGCGTCCGACACCTCAATCGTGACCTCGGTGGACAGCATCATGCCATGCTCCATTCGCGAATGAGGCGGCCGTGCGTGGACGGGCGCTTGCTCGGCATGACCCGGCCCGTCCATTGGAACTTGTGGTCGAACACGCTGCCGGCGGCGTTGCCGAGGTTGCTGTAGTCCAGGCCGTTGGCGGCCATGAGCTCGGCAACATCGTCTGCCGTCACGGTGCCGTGTTCACGTGCAATGAACGCGGCGAACCCACGGGCGGCCGCGAGCAGTTCGTGCCTCGCGTCGGCGGCAAGGGCCATGCCCACGGCCTTGCGGCGCTCGGCCTCGGCTTGATTGAAGAGGGTCACTTGCGCCCCCGTGCGACCACGTCGCGGTTCAGGATGCCCGTGTCGTGCAGGACGTAGCCCTGCCCGGGCACGTGCTCGAGCCGGACCCGGAACAGAGTCCGGGCCCGGTTGAGGGTGTGGTTCACGTTCCGCGTGGTGCAGCCCCATTCCCGCGCTAGGTCGGCACGGCTGCGCGGGGCGCGGTTCAGGAGGCGAACAAGGGAGCAGACGCGACGGACGAGCTGTGCGGTGGAATTGCTCACGACAGGCTCCCGTACTCGTCCCCGGTGATGGGGCAACGGTCAGCGGCGGGGCGGTCCTCCTCGGCGCGGCGCTTGATCTCGAGGTCGATCATCGCGAACATCTGCGCCTCGAGCTCGGTGTGCCTGCGCTGGGCATTGAGCAACTTGCGGGCCTTCTCCTGCGCTGCCAGCATTTCGGTCGTGAATCGGTCCATGGTGTCCTCTCGTTGTTGGCGGCCTCGGCAACACGCCTCGGCCGACTTGGGTGGTGTACTGACTCGTATATCGACCGCGCAAGGGGGCAGCATGAGAAAAAATCAGAAATATTCTCGCCAACGTGAAATGCGGGTTGCACTTGGTAGGGTGCGGCCGGATGGGTGTGAGCATCAAGCAGCACCACCCCGGATCGTTCACGGTCGAGATGACCGAGGAGCGCGATGGCAACATCCCGAGCAGCGCCTGGGAGCAGTACTTCCTGCTGGTGTCCGATGCACACATCGACAACGCGCACTCGGATAGGTCAATGTTCGACAGACACATGCGCCAGTGCCGCGAGCGGGGCGGGAAGTGGTTGTCGAACGGAGACTTCCTGTGCCTGATGCAGGGCAAGTACGACCTGCGGTCGGACACCTCGGCCTGCCGGCCGGAGCACCAGCAGGGTCGCTACCTTGACGCGGTCATCAACACGACGGCCGACTATGTCGCGCCCCATGCCGACATGGCTCTCTTGTTTGCGCCCGGAAATCATGAGCAGGCCATTCGCAAGCGGCACGAGACGGACATGAACGAGCGGCTGGTCGAGGCGTTGCGCCATCGCAGGCCGGCCGATTGTCAGGCGTATGCCGGGAAGTACGCGAACTGGGTGCGGTTCCTGGTGCGGAACAAGTCGCGCCGGCAGCTCGTCGGCGGCAGCGTCGTGATGTACATGCACCACGGCTACGGCGGCGGCGGTCCCGTGACACGCGGCACGATCCAGACCTCCCGCATGGCCGTGTACCTCCCGGACGCCGACATCATTTGGACGGGCCATACCCACGACGAATGGATCATGCCGATCCAGCGGGCGCGGCTGTCGCCGCACGGGCGACCCTACCTTGACCGTGTCACGCACGTCCGGTCGCCGGGGTACAAGGACGAGTTCAGCGAGCAGGCCGGGTGGGCCGTGGAGAAGGGGATGCCGCCGAAGCCCAAGGGCGCGCTTTGGCTACGATTCTACATGGACAAGTTCCGCAACGAGTACAACGGCGAATCGACCCGCGTGCTGCGGTACGAGGTTCGCGAAGCACAGTAACTGGCCGTTTCAGAAGGACAGATATGCCGACACCAGCCAAGGGCAAGCGATTCGTCAAGGTGGTCAAGAACCCGGATACGGGCCGCACGCGCAAGGTTTCGTACGGTCAGGCCGGCAAGGCCAAGAGCGGCGGCGACCGCATCAAGCCAGGGACCGCGAAGGGTGACGCCTACTGCGCGAGGTCGTTCGCGCAGATGAAGTCGCACCCGGCGGCGGCGCGCAACCCGAATAGCCCGCTGCGGCTCTCGCGTGCGAAGTGGAAGTGCAGCGGCAAGACCTCGAGAGGATGAACATGGCGAAGAAGCAACCACGCGGCCTGTACGCGAACATCAACGCCCGCCGCAAGGCTGGCACCAGCCGGCCCAAGTCGAAGTCCACCGTAAGCGCCGCCTCGTACGCGGCGATGCGCCGCGGGTTCAAGTGATGCGATGCGCGTCCGCATCGGCGGCAAGTACTGGACGTTGAGGTTCTCGGGGAACCTTCGGGACTACGGCAGCATGGTCGATCCCGGCCACGCCGAGGGCCGGCTCATCCGCATCGGCACGTGGCAGGGCGAGCAGGACACGCTCGACACCATCATCCACGAGGCGCTGCACTGCGCTCGCCCGGAGCTTGACGAGGCGGCCGTGGACGCGACCGCCCGCGATCTTTCGCGCCTGCTCTGGCGGCTGGGCTACAGGCGCACCCCGTAAGAAACTCTTACAGGTTCTTCTTTCCGCTGACGCGGTTGCTCCTGTTCACCGAAACGCATACAGAGCGGCTAACGATCCGCAATTAAGTTCAACAAAGTGGAAGTCGCGTACACCTTATCGGGACATGTACGTCGGGTCGCTATTCCTCCCAGTACATTCGCTCGCCCCGGCGGTAGTGCTTGAGGTCATCGTCGCGCTGCAAGTGCGTGAAGTGCTTGTCCATGAAGCGGCAGAAGTTGTTGGGGTACAGGAGGTAGCGCCCGTCCCACCGCTCAACAAGGTTGAGCGGCTTGTGCTCCTGGGGGTAGCGGCTGAACCCGTCCGACCAGTCGAGCACGATGCCTGTGTGTCGGCCCGTGAACCCCGGCCCCTTGCCGCTGCCCATGACGAGGAGCCCCTCGAGGTAGTGCATATGCACGGCGGATATGCATTCACCCATCGCGCCCCACGGCTGGAGGTCGCCGCCGCACGGCTCGAACGCCGTAGCGTTGGCCTTGAATGCGCTTGGGTCGCTTCCCAGTTGGTGCAGCGGGATGCCGCACCATTCGGCTCCTGTCTCGAGCAGGACGTGCGCAGAGACGATTTGGCCGGGTCGGGCGTACACGGCGTGCCAGATGCCTCGCGTGGTCCCTGCGGGCATCGTAGGCCCGAGGGCGCGATTGTCTACGTGGACGTACAGGTGGTACGGAAGATTCGCATGGCGCGTCATAGGTGTTCGTATACTACGGGTGCGGAGACGCAGGGCTGCGGCTGTCGGAGCCAAACACCTGCATGGGGCGGGCCTGAAGGCCGTGAGGTACGCCGCCCGCCAGCGCCACCATTGGGGTAGAAACAACCTCCCGCCAGGGGCAGGCACGACGAAGCTCGTGCGCTGCTCCACCTACTCGGTGCAGTCGCAGGGGATGGTCGTGTCATCAAGGTGCTGGAACAGCTCGCCTTGCACGGTGATCTGCGTCAGGAGTTGCCGATACGTAGGGCGATCCTTGCGGAAGCGGGCGTTGATGGCGCTTTCCTGTTCAGCCCACCACGCTGCCCGATGTGGTTCGGCCCGGATCACGCGCTCTATGCGGGCGCTGCCCTTCAGGAAACACAGGTCACAGTTGCCGAAAGCCGGATCGTCGTTGGGCAGGGCGAGGTCAAATGGCTGTCGCTTCCACCACGCCACGATGGTTTCGCGGTCAACGCCGGCGTCGGCCAAAGGCATGGCAATGTCCCGCGTAGGGTCAGAGCGCAGCCGTGCGACCCGGTGCGGTTCGTCAGCCCGCAGCCCTAGCACGGAGGTGAAATCGCCGTACCCGTGGTTGGACATGAATTTCTGCATGGGGATGACCTTGAGGTTGCTGGTGCAGAACCTGGCGATTGGGTTGGGCAAATAGTTGCGCTTGGCGATCATGGCAGCGAACGGCTCCCCGTTCCGGCTGGCCGTGTCGGGCCGAACGAGGTTGTATCCAAACGGCGACCATTCGATCCAAGTCACGACGCACCATTCACGCCCGATGCGTTCCACGAACTCGTAGGTGGCATCGTGTTCCTTGCCCGTGTTGGCGAACAGGACATGGCCTCCCTTTGGCATGGTCCCGCCCCATGCATCAAGGACGTGGCGCAGCAGATATCCGCTTGTCCTGCCGCCGCTGAACGACACGTAAAACGGCGGCTCAATGCGATACGGGTTCATACTGGCGAGTATACGCTTGTGACGAGTTTGCTGGTCATGGCGCGAAGTGACTACAGAACTGCACAAGTGTGTGTCGGACACAGCCGGAAACGGCCGGACACTGCCGGACACTGCCGGACACTGCCGTTTCGGGTTGCGCTCGTTAAACGAAACACGCCGCGGACCGTGAGGTCTACGCGGCGCGCTTCCGGGGGCAAGAGAAGGTGCCGTCCATGGCACCAGGTGTCCGGTCACGCCGCGCTCGGCGGCACATGCCGCGTTGCCTCGTCAGAGAGGCGCGCCAGACAGGGGGCACTATACCCCGACAACAGAACACCCGCAAGCGAACTTGCGGGTGCCTGCAAATTTTGCTCGCAGCTCGCGATTGTGTCGCTATGCTGCGGCCAGCTAATCCGTCGCGCTTGCATTGTAGCGAACGTGCCTTCAGGGGCAACAATGCCGCAGGACGCTCCCGGCGCGGTAGGGGAGCATGGATGTAGTCGCAGGGACGTGACCCTACCCTGCGCCACCGAAAGGTGCGCTCACCCACGATTGAAGCGGCTGGCAGTCCTCCAGCGAAATGGTGAAATTCGTGGCATCGACCGACAGCGCGGCTCCGTGCGGGCTGGTTGATTGTGGCCTCATTGCGGGGTCACACTCCCTCTGCGCTCACCATGCGAACTGCAAGCCCTGTCCGGGGCGGATCGAGGGGCGCGAAGCGCCCCGGAGCGTCCCGAGCGAAGCGAGGGAGACTGTCTGCTTCGTTCCCTTTCCGGTTGCGCCCGTGCCGCCGCGAAGCGGAGCCACAGGCGAAGCGCAGCGGAGCGGCGGCATACGACAATTGCATGACCGCAGCGAGTCGAACGGTAAACTCGGCGCATGGCGCGCCGGCCGTACTCGATCCTTCTCTCGGACATGGACGATTGCCTCCTCGGGATCATGTACCCCAAGGCAACCGAACGAAACGGTATACCCGTCGCCGTATATAGCGCCGACATGATCGCCGCCCGCCTGCGCGACAATCACAACCTCACCCTGCCCGAAGCACGCGCATTCGTCACCGACAACATCGAAACCAACGAGCTCGGGCCAGGAACTCCACGAATCATCTGGGCCGCAACAAGCGAGGATTTCGGGCAGCGCGTGGATGCCTGACGCTATACTGCGCCCAATGAATATCCGTACGTATGACGATTTCAAGGCCGCCGTCACCACGGCCGTGGAATCGCAAGGCCATACGCGCTGCTCAATGGCACGACTCCTCGAGGAACAGGGCGCCCTACGCGCACACACCGTCATGTGCCTGCTGTCCAACGCCCCCGTCATCGGGCGGCGGAAGCCCACATTCGACTCCGTCCTCAAGCTCGCCGACGCGGCAGGGCTCGAGATCACCCTCACGCCGAGAGAACCGTGACGAAACTCGTCGCCTACGGCGAGAACGGGCGCCGCGTAGGGGAAAGCCACCACCATGCCACGATCCCGCAAGCCACAGTCGATGAAATCCGCGAGCTCCACGAAGAGCACGGATGGGGCTACCGACGCATCGCCAAAGCCCTCGGACTCGCCTGGTACACGGTCGCGAAGATCGCGAAGTACCAGCGCCGCGTTGCCGTCCCCCGCCGATGGGAGCGCGTCCCCGAAGCGCCCCAGGGGCCGACCGCCTGAAATGACGCAAGCAATTGCGGATGAACTCGTTGCGTGGATTGCGGAAGGCAAGCCAATGCGCGAGTGGTGCAGGCTTCCGGGCAAGCCGCACTTTACGACGGTGTATGACTGGATGGACCGGGATGAGGGCTTTTCCCTACGCATCGCACGCGCCCGCGAGGATGGCTACGACGTGATCGCCGACCAGTGCATGACGCTGGCCGATGATGAGCCTCGCGACCAGGTCTACGTCGCATGGCGCAGGCTTCAGGTCGATACCCGGCTCAAGCTCCTCGCCAAGTGGAACCCGAAGAAGTACGGCGACCGACAGGCCGTAGCCCACGAAGGCGGCATCACCCTGAACGTCATCACGGGCGTGCCGGATGCCGACGAAGGCTGAAACCGTCACGCTTGGGTACGTCCCGCGCACGTGGCAGCGCAAGTGCCACAAGGAACGCAGGCGGTTCACGGTCCTCGCCCTGCACCGCCGTGCCGGCAAGACGGAGCTCGCCATCATGCAGCTCCTCAACGCCGCCCTGAAGTTCACGGGGGAACTGGGGTTCTTCGTCTACACCGCGCCGTACCTCAAGCAGGCCAAGGCCATCGCCTGGGCGCGCCTGAAGCAGAAGCTTGACCCGTTCATCCGCACGGGGGCCGTGGACATCAACGAGGCCGACCTCGCCGTCACGTTCAGGCACAACAAGGCGACCATCCGCCTGTTCGGCGGCGACAACCCCGACGCCCTGCGCGGCGTGCGCCTCGACGGCTGCGTCATCGACGAGGTCGCCCAGATCAAGCCCGAGGTCTGGAACGACATCATCCAGCCCGCCCTGTCTGACCGCAAGGGCTGGGCCATGTTCATCGGGACGCCCGCAGGCATCAACCTGTTCAGCGAGCTGTTCTACCGCGCCGGCAGCCTGCCGGATTGGTATGCGGCGCGGTACACGGTCCACGACACCGACGCCCTTGACGCCGACGAGGTGGCCCGCCTCGAGCGCGACATGCCCGAGCAGGCGTTCGCTCGCGAGTACCTGTGCGACTTCAGCGCCGCCGGCGATGACCAGCTCATCAGCCTGTCCGATGCTGAGAGCGCCGCCGAGCGCATTTACCCAGACGGGGACGTCATTGAGTTCCCGCTCATCGTCGGCGTGGACCCGGCCCGGTTCGGGGATGACCGCAGCGTCATCGTCCTGCGGCAAGGACTCCGCATGGAGAACCCGCGAATCTATACGGGCATCGACAACATGGCGCTGGCGTCGGCGGTGGCGAACGTCATTGAGGACCGCGACCCCGACGCCGTGTTCATCGACGCCGGGGCCGGCTCGGGCGTCATCGACCGCCTGCGGCAACTGGGCTACGAGGTCACCGAGGTGTCGTTCGGCGGCAAGGCGACGTTCCCGAACCTGTTCGTGAACAAGCGCACCGAGATGTGGTGGGCGATCAAGGAGTGGGTTGGCCAGGGCGGCGCGATCCCCAACGACACCACGCTGAAGCAGGAATTGTCCACGCCGCTGTACTGGTACGACGCCGTGGGCAAGCGCGTCCTCGAGTCCAAGGACGAGATCAAGAAGCGCCTGCAAGGCGGCGGCAGCCCGGACATCGCCGACGCGCTCGCGCTCACGTTCGCCTACCCGGTCGCCAAGATGTTGCCCCGCGAGGTGCGCGAGAAGCTGTCGCCAAAGCCCAAGGACTACGACCCGTACGAGCGAGTCTAGTACCCGTAACGATTAGCGAGGGGAATACAGTCATGCCCGTCAGGCTTGCCACCACCGATGACCTTGACGCCATCGCTGACATGGCGATGAGGTTCATGGTCCGTACCCGTTACGCCGCGATCCTCTCGCCGAACCGCGATGACCTCAAGAACACCATCGTCGGGATTCTGGAACATGGCCGCATCTGGGTGGCGGAAATTGACGGCGTGGTTCGTGGGTTCCTCGCAGCCGTCATGCAGGGCGCATGGTTCTCGCCAAGCACCCGCATCGCCCTCGAAGCCGCGTGGTGGATGGACGAAGATGTCCGAGGCCGGCCTGAAGGCGTGCGCCTCATGCTCGCATTTGAGCGGTGGGCCAAAGAAGAAGGCGCAGACGCGATCTGCATGTCAGACATCGTCATCGAAGGGAACACCGCAGCCGCGTCGATCCTCGAGCGCCTCGGCTACACGGTGAGCGAACGCACATTCATCAAGGCACTCCAATGAACGAATACCGCATCCGCAACCGACGCGACCTGACCGCCCGCCGTGAACGGCACTTTGTGGTGTCAGGGATTGGCGGGCTTCTCACCGGACTCGGAACCGCGCTTGGTGCAGGTGGAGCCGCTGGTGCAGGTGCGAGCAGCGCGCTCGCCACTGGCCTCGCTGCCGCCGCCGCCGGCACCGCCGCGGCCGGAACCGCCTACGGGATCGTTGCTGGCGAGCAGGGCGCCAAGATGCAGCGGCAGGCTATGGGCGAGCAGAAGAAGGCGCAGGACGCCGCCGCCGCCCAGGCCCGCTCGCAGCAGCGCCGCAGCCAGCAGGCCATGGCCGCCGCCAACCGAGCCGAACCGAACGTCGCCGGGATCATGGGCGCAGCAGGCGCCGAGGCCGCAGGCGGTCCCTCGAGCACCATGCTGACCGGGCCCATGGGCGTCAACCCGCAGGATCTCCAGCTCGGGCGCTCCACGCTCCTCGGAGGCTGACGTGAGCCAGTACACCGGAGACGCATCCTCGTACCCCAACGCGCCCACGCGGGATCGGTTGTTCACCCGCTGGGGGCAGCTCAAGAGCGAGCGCGCATCCTGGTACGCACACTGGCAGGAACTCACCTCGTACATCCTGCCCCGCAACGGCCGCTACTTCGTGCAGGACCGCAACCGCGGCTACCGCCGGCACAACAACATCTACGACAACACCGGGACGCGGGCGCTCCGCACCCTCGGCGCAGGCATGATGTCCGGCGCGACCAGCCCCGCCCGCCAGTGGTTCCGGCTCGCCACGCCCGACCCGGAACTGAACTCGTTCTCGCCTGTCAAGCTGTGGCTCGATGACGTGACCAAGCGCATGCAGCGCGTGTTCCAGAAGTCAAACACGTACCGCACGCTGCACCAAATGTACGAGGAACTCGGGTGCTTCGGCACCTCGGCGGCCATCATGCTGCCCGACTTCCAGGACGTGATCCACCACTACCCGCTGACATGCGGCGAGTACTGCATCTCCACCGACGCCAAGGGCCGCGTCTGCACCCTGTATCGCGAATTCGATATGACCGTCTCGCAGATGGTCAAGGAGTTCGGCCTCGAGAACTGTTCCGTCAGCGTGCAGAACATGTACCGCACGGGCAGCCTGGACCAGTGGGTGCCCGTCATCCACGCCATCGAACCGCGGGCCGACCGCGACATCGGCAAGCGCGATGCGAAGAACATGCCGTTCGGGTCGTGGTACTTCGAGGTCGGCGGCGAGGACGGGCAGTTCCTGCGCGAGAGCGGGTTCATGCAGTTCCCG